ATATACCTTATTAAAACAATATTTCGGTCATGACAGCTTTCGCAACGGTCAAGAACAGCTTGTCGACCATATTCTGAACGGCTGTGATGTGCTTGGAATCATGCCGACAGGGGCAGGAAAATCCGTCTGCTATCAACTTCCCGCACTTATGCTTGACGGAATTACGCTTGTCATTTCTCCGCTGATTTCTCTTATGAAGGATCAGGTAAATTCGCTCATTCAGTCGGGAATCAGCTGTGCTTACCTTAACAGTTCGCTTACTCAGGCACAGTATGAAACGGCTGTTTCACGTGCCGCACAGGGGGCTTACAAAATAATCTACGTTGCACCCGAACGGCTTGACACACAGTCCTTTAAGCGGTTTGCGGCGGCGGTAAAAATCAGCATGATAGCCGTTGACGAGGCACACTGCGTGTCGCAATGGGGACAGGATTTTCGCCCTGCATACCTTAATATAAAAGACTTTGCCGATTCACTCCCCGTCCGACCGATAATCGCCGCTTTTACCGCAACCGCAACAAACGCAGTAAAGCAGGACATAGCAAAAATGCTCTGTCTGAGAAGTCCGTTTTCGGTAACAACGGGTTTTGACCGCAAAAATCTCTACTTCGCAGTAAGCGAGCCGAAAGACAAGCTTGTCGAAACCGAACGGCTTATACGTGCGGCAGGAGAATCGTCGGGAATCGTTTACTGCAACACACGGAAAAACACGGAGCTTGTCTGCGATTACCTTAACAATGCAGGCATTCACTGCACACGCTATCATGCAGGTCTTTCGGACGATGAACGCCGCCGAAATCAGGACGATTTTCTTTATGACCGTGTAAGAATAATGGCGGCAACAAACGCTTTCGGCATGGGTATCGACAAATCAAACGTAAGCTTTGTAATACATTTCAACATGCCTAAAAACCTCGAAAGCTACTATCAAGAGGCAGGACGTGCGGGACGTGACGGTTCGGAGGCGGTGTGTACTCTGCTTTTTGCACGAAAGGACGTTCAAACCTGCCGATTTTTTATCGACAACAGCAACGAAAACGCAGAACTTGACGAGGCAACCGCCGCAATGCTGAGAGAACGTGACCTGCAACGCCTTAACGTAATGGTAAAATACTGCACAACAACCGACTGTCTCAGGCAGTACATACTGAACTACTTCGGCGAAAAATCGGGCGATATGTGTGCAAAATGCTCTAACTGTGCCGCAAGCTTTGAAACGGAGGACGTTACCCTTGCCGCACAGAAAATTCTTTCCTGCATTTACCGACTTGCACAGCGAAATCTCTCTATGGGGGCGGCGGCGGTGTGCGACATACTGCACGGCTCTAAAAACAAGAAAATCAAAAGCCTGCATCTTGACGAACTTTCGACATACGGAATAATGTCAGACACGCCTGCACTGAAAATACGTGCCGTGACGGAGGGACTTTCCGACCGTGGATACATACGGCGTGGGGACTATGACAGTCTGGTTCTTACAAACAAGGCGAGGGAAATTCTCTTTAACGGCGAACATCTTTCTATGGCGTTCAAGAAATCTACCGCCGAAAGCCGTCCTAAAGCCGCCGCTAAGGGCAAGGGCGGACGTATTTCGGAAAATCCCGAACTTTTCGAGCAGTTAAGAGGGTTGCGTTCTCAGCTTGCGGAGGAGGCAAAAGTTCCTGCGTATATCATTTTTTCGGACGCTACTCTGCACGATATGTGTGCGAAACTGCCGAAAGACGATGCCGAATTTCTTAATGTTTCGGGAGTCGGAAAAACAAAGGCGGAGCGTTACGGAAAGGAATTTACCGAACTGATTGCAAATTATGTCAAAGAAAATCCCGACTGCGAAAAAAGCGAACCGCAAATTATCTTAAGCCGCAGACAGAAAAGTCAACAGGTAGGCGGCTTTGACAACGATACATATCAAAAGAAAAAGCTTTCGGGATTTAAAGATTCGGCGGCGGTGAAACAGCTGTCGCAGATTTCGGCTGAAATTGCCGCTGAAAATACTCTTGACGAGAAAAAGGTCGAACGTGCAATTGAAAGCTATCTTATCGGAAACGGCTATCTCGGCAAACGGCAAAGCGGTATTTTTGTCACCCCGAAAGGCGGCATAAACGGAATCAACATGTCGACAAAATGCCTTGACAAAGGCGAAAGAGTCACCGTGATAGAATACCGTCAAAAGGCACGAAAGCTGATTTACGAGTCGCTTGAAGAAATTCTCTCCGAAATCTAAGTGATTGTCAATTTCCATAAATGTAATAAAATGTCAGAAATCCGAATGGGAAACCGTTCGGATTTTTTGTGCTTTTCAGACAAATTCAGCTACATCTTTTTATGCAACAATACAATTTAAATTTTAATTTAGACATATTTCGTTATTTGTTGCACGGTTTTGTGCAACAAAACGGCTCTGAGAGCCTATATATGGAGGGGGTTGAAAATAAAGGTCAGAAAAATTACCAATCCGAATACCAAAAAGGAGGAACAAAATCAGACAATGGAGAAAAGCAAAATAAACGCAGGCGACTTTGCAATGAAGTACGCACGGTGCGGAAACGTATACGAATCGGCGATTTACGCAGGTGCGTCACGGAGAACTGCGGCGGCGGACGGACTGCGTATGCTGTGCGTAAAAAGCGTAAGAAAAAGGATACGTGAGTTAAGGCACACGTCCGATGAATGCAAAGCCGAACAAGCACTCAGGAGAATTGCTTTCGGACGGATAAACGACGCCGTAAGACTTGCCTTTGCAGAGGAGGTCACACCCGAAATGATTGAACAGGCAGACCTTTACAACGTATCCGAAATCAAAAAGGTAAAAGGAGGAGGCGTTGAGATAAAATTCTTCGACCGTCAGCGTGCGGCGGAGCGGATTATCGAATGCGAAAACCGCAGAGACAGTTCAACGAACGCCGAAAATCTCATCTCGGCAATTTACGGAGAGGGTGAGGAGGAGTGACGCTTAAAGCTTTTTCTCCCAAGCAAAAGAGGATTTTCACATGGTGGAGAGACGCTTTTCACGATGAATATGACGGAATAATCTGTGACGGTGCGGTACGTTCGGGAAAAACGGTCTGCATGTCGCTTTCGTTCATAATGTGGGGACAAACCCACTTCAACAACGCAAGCTTTGCAATATGCGGAAAGACGATTGCATCCGTAAAACGCAACATTATCTGCTCGCTTACATCTCTTGCAAAGGAATGCGGCTTTGAAGTACGGGAAACGCTCTCAAAGAACTATCTTGACATTTCGGTCGGGGATATTTCAAACCGATACTACATTTTCGGCGGAAAGGACGAAAGTTCGGCGGCACTTATTCAAGGCATGACTCTTTCGGGCGTGCTGTTTGACGAAACGGCTCTTATGCCACGCAGTTTTGTTGAACAGGCGATTGCACGATGTTCGGTCAACGGCTCGAAAATTTGGTTTAACTGCAATCCTGAAGGGAGTGGGCATTGGTTTAAACGTGAATGGATTGACAAGGCGACCGAAAAGCATCTGCTTTATCTTCATTTTGAACTGGATGACAACCCCTCTCTTTCGGAACGTGTGAAGGAACGATACCGCAGGCTTTACAGCGGAAGTTTTTACGAACGCTTTATACTCGGCAGGTGGACGGACACAAGCGGTCTTATTTACCCTATGTTCACCGTTTCAAAGCATGTTGTGAAAACGCTCCCCGAAAACTTTGAGCGGTATATCGTAAGCTGTGACTACGGCACGGTAAATCCGTCAAGTTTCGGACTGTGGGGACTTTCGCACGGAATATGGTACAGAATTTCGGAATACTACTACGATTCACGGCGTGAGGGAATACAGCGGACGGACGAGGAACACTACAGGGGTCTCGAACAGCTTTGTTGCGGCAGAAAAATCGACAAGATTATCTGCGACCCGTCTGCGGCATCATTTATAGCATGCATACGCAGTCACGGAAAATTTAACGTCACTCAGGCAAAAAACGATGTGTTAAGCGGAATACGGCGTGTCGGAGACATGCTTAATTCGGGAAAGCTGAAAATTTCCGCAAACTGCACCGACTGCATACGTGAGTTTGAACTTTACCGTTGGGACAATTCCGCAGTCGCCGACCGTCCGCTTAAGGAAAACGATCACGCTATGGACGATTTGCGATACTTTGTCGCAGAGGTATTCAAAACAAGCGATAGCTTTTTCGTTATGTCGCTTGAAAGATAAGGCAATACCGCACAAAGATTGTGTTCGTGTTGCCATAAGTATAGGAGGGATTTATTTGAAATTAAGAAGAAACAAATACGCCGCCGAAAGCAAACCCGTTTTCGGCGAGGTTACGGCAGGAGCGGTACAGACAGGCGGATTTCGTCTTGCACCTCAGCCTAAAAGCTTTGAGGAGGGGCTTTACGATTCGCTGAGAGCACAAGTTCCGATTATTGACGCCGCAATCAGCAAAATTGTACGTCTTACGGGCGGTTTTCACATCGTATGCGAAAAGGACGGCACAAGCAAAAAGGTTGAGGAATTTTTCAATCGGTTGCCGATTTCAATGTCGGGCAGATCACTCGGAACTTTCTGCGAAATCTATCTCGACTCTCTGCTTACATACGGCAGAGCGTTCGGCGAAATACTCGTAAGCGAACGGACAAAAAGCATTTCGGGACTATACTGTGCCGACTGCACTCTTTACAACGTCCGCACGCTTGCATCTCCGCTTGACTATGAAATTTACAGCGTACAGACGGGCGACAGGATAGACTGTCCTCACCCCGAAAGACTGCTGTATACCGTGCAGAATCCTACGCCTAAACACCCGTCGGGAACTTCCCTACTGCGTGGACTGCCTGCACTTTCCGCCGTGCTGAACCGCATATACGAAACAATCGGGCAGAACTTTGACCGTGCGGGAAATGTACGCTATGCCGTTACCTACAAGCCGTCAAACGAAAACGATTCGGCTTTTGCGAGAGAAAGGGCAATTGAAATCGCACGGCAATGGTCGGACGGAATGGCATCGTCAAAGGCAGGCAACGTCAAGGATTTTGTTGCGGTCGGAGATGTCGGAATAAAGGTAATCGGTGCGGACGGAGTAATCCTCGACACGGAAATCCCCGTAAGACAGTTGCTCGAACAGATGATAGCAAAGCTTTCGATACCGCCGTTTTTACTTGGACTGAGTTGGTCAAGTACGGAACGCATGAGCAGTCAGCAGGCGGATATTCTTACAAGCGAAATCGACTATTACCGCCGTCTGCTTGAACAGGTTATACTGAAAATCGTAAGAATGCACCTTGCACTCTGCGGAACGGACGAGCAGGTTAAAATCGAATGGGACAACGTAAATTTACAGGACGAAGAATCGCTTGCCCGTGCAAGACTTTACAACGCACAGGCGATGCAGATTGAACGTGACTTGAAAGGAGGTGAATGTGCATGAAAAACGAAACGAACACCGCAATTCCAAGCGAGGAAATGGAACTGATAAACGCACTCTCACGCAGAGAACTTTCCGAGGAGGAGGTATACGTCTTTCCGCTGATTCTCTGCGACAACGAGACAGACCGTGATTGCGAAAGATTCTCGGTATCTGCTCTCGAAACGCTTGCGGAAATGTTTGTCGGCAAGACGGGAATATTTGACCATGACCCGAAAGGCTCTCAGCAAACGGCGAGAATTTACACAGCAGAGGTCGAAACAGACCCGTCAAGGAAAACACAGTCGGGAGAGGCGTACACCTGCATACGTGCAAAAGCATATCTTATGCGTACCGACAAGACCGCAGACCTCATTGCGGAAATTGACGGCGGTATAAAAAAGGAGGTATCGGTATGCTGTTCCGTGAAAAGCGAAATTTGCAGCATATGCGGTGCGGACAGAAAAATCAGTCCGTGCAGCCATGTCAAGGGCGAAGTATACGGCGGAAAAATCTGCGAGGGCATTCTTACCGACCCGACAGACGCTTACGAATGGTCATTTGTCGCCGTACCTGCTCAGCCTAACGCAGGCATAACCAAGGCACACAGCGTAAACATCGGACACGAGACCGTCAAGGCACTCAAACGCAGACTTGACGACGCCGACAGGACAATCGCAAAAGCCTGCTCCGACACGATTGCGGAAATAATACGTCTCGGACAGTTCTGCGTACCTGCCTACTCGCCCGAAACGGTAAAGGCAATGTGTCGCAGCATGAACCTCGAACAGCTTATCGGATTCAAGGAGGAAACGAGAAAACTCGCCGTCCCCGAAAATCCGCACAGCTTACTACTCACCGCCGAAAAAAGCGGAGAGCGTCAGAAAAAAACAAACAGCAAATTTAAAATGATTCATTAAAAAGGAGAAATGATTTTATGTACACAGATGTTAAACTTGAAAAAGGACTTTATTCAATCACAGGCAAAAGCTTTACAAAGGCTCTTTCGGAACTCGACCCCGACAGCGAATACAAGGGTACGGATTTAGAACAGCTTGATGCTTTTGAAAGACAGCTTAAGCGTTTTGATATTCAGGTGTCGGGCAACGGCTGCGACAGAGTGGAGAAATTCTTCCTCTCAACCGAATCGGCGGTACTTTTCCCCGAATATGTACGCCGTCAGATTAAGGCAGGCATGGACAGCGTGTCCGTTCTTCCCGAAGTCACCGCTGCGGTAACCTACACGGATTCAATTGATTTCCGTGCCCTTACCGTCACAAGCGAGGGCAGCGAAACGGGTGTCGCACAGGGCGGAACACTCCCCGTCACAGCCGTAAAGCTTGCAGATTCCGCATCCGCACTTACAAAGTTTGCTCGCAAGCTTTCCTGCACCTACGAATCTATCCGCAAGCAGCGTCTTGAGGCGTTCGGCGTAATTCTCCGTTCGCTCGGTGCACAGCTTTCACGTGCAATAAACGCAAAGCTTACAGCGGATATTAAATCGGCAGGAGAGGTTACAAACTATTCGGGAACGGTCAGCTACGCTGTTCTTGCCGACTTCTGGGCATCTATGAAAAGCTTTGACATGGACGTTATGCTTTGTCCTCCTGCTATGATGGCGGAAATCCTCGCTCTTGACGAGATGAAATTCTGCGTATCCGACTTTATGTCAAGTGGCAGAGTTAGCACTCCTTACGGCGTAACGCTCGTTAAATGCCCCGACCTCGAATCGGGTACGGCAGTCGGAATTGACAGCAAGTGTGCGGTAGAGGCTATTTACGGCACGGACGTTATTGTCGACTTTGACAAGCTTATTTCCACTCAGTGCGATGAAATTGCGGCATCTATCCTCTGCGGATTCTCCGTTCTTTCTTCGGGTGCGGTAAAGGTTCTTTCCGCAGCATAATCGCAATCGCAAGCAATACATAGCGTATTGCCAAACAACACGAAAATCCAATCCAATCGAAAATCGGGACGGCGGCTAACCGTCCCTTTTTTCAGATATAGACAGTAATAAAAAGGAGAGATTAATGTGGAATATTTGAATTACGATTCGGTGCTTTCGCACTTTCTCAGACTTACAGGCATGACGGAAGTGGAATTTTCTCATTACACGCTTGTCTGCAACGGTGCGGACTACGTAATCAGCCGACTCTGCGTAAATCCCGACACGCTTACCGACTCTCAGAAATCGCTGTGCGAATATGCGGCGGCTACTGCGGCGGTTTACGATTACAGCTTTGAACTGTGCCTACGTAAAAAAGAGGTAATGAGCGACACGGGTAACGTTTCGCTTGAAACTGCCGACAGCAAAACCATAGACGCCGCACGTACTCTGAGACAAAGTGCATTCGCTCGTCTTTCGGCGGCAGGAATCGCAAAACCGCAGAATTTCGCATTCATGGGGGTGTAACGCATGACGGAAACGGTCAAGGAATTTATCGTGCAGAGACTTAAATCGGCAGGATTTACGGCGATACAAACGTCAAACGGTGATATAAACGAAATCGGCAAAGACGAATACGCCGCATTCTGGCGGATAAAGGAAATCTCGCTCGGAGGTCTTACAATAAGCGGTTCGTCTACGCAGTGCAGTGCCGAAATAACGGCGGAGATACGTCTCATGGGGACAAAATGCGGCTTTACCGACAGCGTAACGCTTTCCGAAATGGCGGAAAAGGCAATGCAGAACATGCTGTTTTTGTCGCCTGCGATTGTCAAATCCATACACTGCAAGGACGTTACAAGAAACATGCTGTGCGGCAGACTGGAATATCCGCTTACGGCGGTAATCGTCACAACGATAAAGAAAGGAGAATGATTTTTCTGTGAATGCATCGGGAAACAATATTGCACTTATCTACAACGAAAAAAACTACAGCTTTCAAAGCCTGAAAATCGTATGTGCAAACCATATCGAAACAACTCAGCTTGTCGGCGGAGGGAGATACTCGGTCAAATCCTCCGCAGTAAGCGAAACCATAACCCTAAGCGGCAGAATACCGTTCAGCGAAAAGCACAGCTATCTACTGCTTATAAAAAAGCTTGCGGCAGGCAAAAACGATACGCTGTCCATTGCGGGAATCGGATTTGACGGGCTTACGCTTTTGTCGGGAAAACTGACAAGCGATGAAACCGAACCGTATATGCACTGCGAACTGATATTGACGGAGGTGAGCGAATGACGGAGTACAAGCTGATACTCGTAAGCGGCGACACGCAGACCGAATACACCGAGGCGGCAAGCTTTAAATTTGTAAAAGAGCGATATACGCCGTATACGTACTTTTCGGGAGTGTTCAGAGGAAACTGCGTACCCGAAGAAATTACGGAGGTAATATTTTACTGTGGTAGCAAAAAGATACATGACGGTATTGCCGACAGCATAATCTGCGAACGGCGTGACGGCGGCGAATTTGTGACGGTGAAATCCTACGGCTTTACGATGCTTTTGGGACAGAATCAGTCCGAACCGGGGATAATTTCCTCGCCCGACCTCGGCACGCTAATCAAGCGTAATCTCCCGATTTTACGTCTCGGCTATCAGTCGGACACGAAAGCGGTCAACTACATTTATATAAACGAAAATACAACCGTCTGGGACGCAATCTGCGTTTACGCACTTAAGGCATACGGCACATATCCATATATTTACAACACGAATGTGATACGCTGTGAGCGAATGGGCAGTAACCTTTTCACTTATGATACGGCGGAGATTGTGTCGGCGAGGAGGGGGCAAAAGCTTACGAACCTCATATCTCACGGCTATACGCAGGACGTTGACGGCAATTGGACATACACCAAAACGAACGACTTTGCCGTGAATCACAACATCACAAAGCAGAAGTACTATGCCCGTGACA